CCTTAGCATTCAGAGTAATGCTGGATACAACGTCCGCTGTCATTGCGAACTGAGCAAGAGGAATGAACATTCCCGTGTGGTAGGTCGCAGCGTCATCCGTACCCACTTCAAGTGCGGCAATGGATGGCTCAACTTTGACGACAGACACCATCCCGTCGTCCACATCACCGATGCGAATATCTGGTAGCGATGCTGACAAATATGAAGACATTGATTTCGTTACAGCTTTTCCAGCAAAAACATCAAGTTTGACTGATTGCCACTTCTTGCCGACTGGCTCAACGTGATCAGCTTTCTGCTGAAAATCGCGGGCGACGATCAGTTGCGCCGGCGTGTTGGTGAGCTTGGTAACGACCAGTTGCTGACCTTGCGGTTTTGGATTGAATTGCACCGTGGTGCAGCCTGACATCAGTAATGCGACGCCGAAGATAACGCACAACCCCTTTTTCATTTGACGCTCCATCATAATGAGATAGCCAACTGCTACCCCATTATGGAGGATTACCGAGGGTATCGGATATGAGAGGTTGGGATGATGCGCTACTGCTTGCGGCTCATCGCCGCCACCCTGAACCCCATCCGAACTTCCTTGGCCACAGCCTTTTTATCGACTTTCTCCTCTGCCTGGCCCCACGGGTTCGTCTTTTTCAGAAACTCGATTTTCGCTTCCCAGGCCATCAGGATCTCGATTATCGGTGTTTCCCAAGCGTCACGCGGAGGCCAGCCGAGATAACCGGTGGCTAGTCCGTAGAGTTCGTCGATGTACCCTCGGCTTCCTCGTTTCCCTCGGCTGATGCCTCTTCGAGTTCATCATCGGTCTTGCCACCGGGATTCAACAGCGCGCGGATGAATGGAATCACCTGGCTGCCGACAGCGTTCACGCCGCCCTTGAATACCGCTTCTTCGACTTTTTCGAGTTCTTTGCGCTTGGCAGTATCGATACCGGCGCCAGCGGCGACAATGAACGCAATCGCCGAAAGATTCGCCGAGCCGATAGCGCTGTACGCCGGGAGCAGGCCGCCGAACTGGTTCTGGATTGCACGCGCGGCGCGCAGGTTGGAGATCAGGTTGTAGGTGGTGCCGCCTGCGTCAACGACAACAGCGCCATGATTCGTCTTGGACATAAAAATTCTCTGTTTTCAGAAGGGAGTAAAAGACGCCCCGCAAGCCGGGGCGCCCAGCAAGTCAGCTCAGTTACGCGCCCTGAACTTCGTAGATTTCCGAGTTGATGCCCAACGTGACGGTGCGCTTCAGCACGCCTTCAACGCTGATGCCGGTCTTCTTGTTGCTCATGACCTTGGCCGCGAAGTAGTCGGTTTCACCGTCCACGTACACCACCTTGAACGGGTAGTCGAAGCGGGAGCGGTCAATGAAGGCCTCGACGAGCTTCAACTGCCCGGCATCGCCTGCATCGAAACCGATGGAAAGATCGGACGAGCCTGCATCCGCCAGGCCTTTCAGGTGCTGCGCGCGACCTGCTGCCAGGCCAGAAAAGCTGACGTCGTTGATGGTGTCGCCGTAGTCGCCGATGCTCTCCACTTCGCCAACCTCGACGTAAGTGATCGCAGACAGCAGCGTGATAGCAGCCGCGTGATCGGCGGGCAGATTGGCGGTAAGGCGTGGGCCGATGTAGATCCGCGTGCCGGCGCCGGTATTGATAGCCATAGGTAGTCCTCCTGAGGACAGGTGAAAGGCCGCAGCGCGGCATGGGTAAAGTGGTTCAGTGTTCGGTGAGGATGCGCAGCGTCACGCTGCCCTGGTACGTTTCGCCATCGGCGTCACGGCTGGATTGCTTGCGATCGACAAGGACTGAAATCACACGCCCGACGTCAATAGGCAGTGGTCGACGGTGCACTGCGCTGTCGATCTCGCCCATCAGGCGCTTGACCTCTTCCTGACCCTTGAAGTCGGACCACACGGACAGGTAGAACAGCCTGGTGTCGCGCCGCCCATTGAGGATGTCGCTGTTGGCCACAATCTCGGAATCGATTGTCACGTAGGGTCGAGGGGTGTTCATCCGCACGCCGTCGTAGACTGGGCAAGACACCTCAGCCCTGAGCCGCTCAAGAACGGCAACTTGTAACGCGAAGCTCGGATCAGCCATCACAATCCCTCGCTGGCACGCTTGAGCGTTTTGTTCACCGCCGCCCGGATGTCAGCCAGAACGAACTCCCGGTTGACGTCATATGCAGGCCTGAGCCATGGATGCGCTGGGCGAGCTGGAATGTCTGGGTATTTGCCGAAAAAGGTGCTGCCGTCAGACTTTTCAGTGGGACGACGATTCCGGCCACCGGCGCGCTTCTTGCCGGAGTAGCCCTTGGTTCCATACTCCAAAAACTTCAGATAAAAGAACTTCTTGTAGTTCTTTTTCCCGCGCAGTCCGATCTCGGCATCCAGGCCCGACTTACTGACAAACGCCTGCAAAGCGTCAGCGGCATGGCCCGATGAGCGTGGCTTGTCGGACCTTGGCAGCAGCTCCTGCATGGTGTGAAGAATCTTGTCCGCTGCTTCCTGCATCACCGGTTTCAACTCGTTGTCGAGCACCCCGTGTATGTTTCGCAGGGTCCGCCTCAGTTGGAAGTCACCAGAGAGGCGCGAACGGCGCGCGGCCATGATTACTCTTCCTTGCGTTCTGCTTTCGCAGGTTTGGCAGGCGCTTCGTTCACCTCCGCCGCCACCTTGCGGTCGACCAGATCCTTACCTTCGGCTTGGTTAACGGAAAATTCCTCACCCGCGTTTTTATGGCCCATCGGGCCAGAGATATTGGCCAAGGCACGTACTTTCATTTTGTGATCCTCAATCATGGATTGGTGACGCTCGAGCAAAGAAGCCTGAGCATCGATGTATCGTTATCAGGTAGCGCCGCCTCGACTCTGAAAGTCTTGGTCACGCCTCGGACCTTTTGAACAATCCTCACGCCAGCGACGACATCAGCTCGAAAGCGCAGGCGGATCTCGGCAGACACCACCGCCTCAACCTGATCCGCGACCGGGACGATTCTCCCCGTAGGGATAGCCACCTCGGCCCAGACCAAGCCGTTCGCGAGCTCCTGCCAGACAGTTTCTAACCCGCCGCCACGCCGCTCGACGTCGACTTCCGCCATCAATGTGCAGCGATGCCGCAGAGGTCCGGCTCTCATCAGAAGCGCTTCCTGTACCAAAGCAATCGTTCAACCGCCAACGGGACCGCCGAAGGTGTGCCGCCGATCACGACAGCCTCACGGTTGGCGTACCAGTGCCCCACCAGCAGCAGAATCGCCTGCTCAACGTCCGGCGTGAGCGCCATCTGTTCGGGGCCGGACGGTGCCGTCTCCACCAACACGCGGTCGCAGTGCATCGCTACGTGGGCCTTGGCGGCCTCAACGTAACCCTCGATGACCGCGTCCTCTTCGTCACCATCGACCCGGAGATGCAGCTTTACGCGGTCGAGATCGAGCATTTACTTGTTCTCGTTGGGCTTGGCGGATTTGTTACTGGCAGGTTTGGCTTTCTCAGCCAGCCCCTTGCCGATGAGGGCTGCTGCCAGCTCTTCGTCTTCAACGTTGAGCGTCTGCCCTGCCAGGATTCGACCGGACTCGGTCTTCAGCTTTTCAGGATCACCTTCAAAGCCCCACAGCACTGTCAGTTCCATGTGAATCTCCGAATAAAAAAGGGGCCGAATGGCCCCATGGGTTGGCTATCAAATCAAGCGATTCAAGCCGCAGCTGCAAAGCGACCTTTCACAAAGGCGTACTTCTTGCGGACTGCGAGGCCCAAGCGCTCTTCCACCAGAATGGCGCGCTGGTTCTTGATGAAGTCGTCGTTGATCATGCCGACCTTGATGGTGAAGCCCATGCGGTCGTAGATGCGCGCACCCTGCTGGAACGAGCCGGTCAGGAACTCGCCGCCAGTGGTTGTGCCGTTACCCTCGTCCATGCTGTCAGACGCAACAACAGGACGCCCCCACAGCACCGGCGTCACCAGCCCTTGCAGGTTGGCGAACAGGTAGCGGTTCTGCGCATCCTTCTGCAGCTCGATGTTCATCCAGTCCAGATCGGACATGACGACAGCATCGGGCGGCAGCTTCGACTGCTTACGTGCTTGATAAATGGCACGACGGACGGTGTCGATCGCGGTATCGCTGGCCTTGGTCAGGTCGGCGTCGAAGACCGTCGCCTGGGTCATGATGCCGTTCAGGTTGTTGCCGGTGCCGTCGCCCTTGAGGATCTGGCCTTCGCGCTTCAGTTCCAGGTCGTAACGCAGCAGCTCCTGGATGTAGCTGTAGAGCTGGGGCACGTCATCCAGCGCTTCGTCAGTGACCGGCATCCAGACGGCGATCTTCTTGATCGTGTCGGTCACTTGTTCGAAGGTGACGTTGCTGGTTGGCTTCGCGCCACCCTCGGCAACCATTCCGGCGCCCAGGGTATGCAGCACTTCACGGAAGTAGGTGAAGGCCTGGCCCGTTACCGGAGTCGTCGGGATCAGGTCACGAATCAGCAGGTTCTGACGTGGCGCGCCCTGGATCACCGGATCGTACTGTGGGGCCACCAGACCGGAACTGGTGACCTTGGTTTCGGCCATGGCTGCCATGTCGGACTTGGTGATCTCGATTTCGGCAGAAGGCTGATTTTTCTGGGTCAGCGCCTGGTACTTCTCGTTGCCGTTGACGAAGTCGATGAAGCTTTTCTTTTCACCGGCGCCGTTGCGCAGCTTCACGCCCTTTTCCTCGAGCTTCTGCACCTGCTCGATGATGCGCTCGATTTCGCCCTTCTGGTTTTCGATCTGAGACTTCATCTCAGTCGTGACGGTGTTGCCCTTTTGCAGTTCATCGGCGACAGCGTCGTACTTCTGCTGCAGCCCGGTGAAGCCGTCTTTGAGTTTGGCTTCGAGCGAATCTTTTACTTCTTTCACTGGATCGGTCATGGCGACACTCCGAAATATTGGTCGATAACTGTTGAGAGTTCTTTCAGCTCTTCCACGGTCGCCGTGGCCGCAGCGTCACCATCACGGTGCACTGCGGGATAGCCGAGCGAAGCGACTGCTGCCGCTTCCTTCTGGGAAAGCCCCATGCGATCGCGCAGGGCCTTCTCAAAAATTCTGATGTCCGACTTCACGTCGGTAACTTGCGCCTCTGGGTTCATGCCGAACGGCACTAGCGAGGCCTCCCAGAGTTCTGCCTGCTTGATGATTCGAATGCTGCGCCCTTCTCGCTCCTCGTACGCCGCCAGGATGGTATTGAACCCAATAGACATACTGTCGAGGGTGCCTTCCTTCATCAGCTCGTAAGCGTCACGGGCATAGGAGACGCCCAGGTTGACCTTCCCTTTGATGTACAGGCCGTGGTCGTCTTGGGAGAAATCAGCCGATCCAACGAGCCGCGTCAGGTCATGGAACAAAGCCAGCTTCAACCGGCCCGCGCGCGTGGTCTTTACTTTGGTGAATGCGCCGGGAAGGATCACGTCATCGCCCAGGTCAACGTTGTTGAACACGGCGGCGTAGCCTTCGAAGTTGCCTTGCTCGTCGCTGGCTTTAACCTCAAAAGGAACTTCAATCTTGCTTAGCATTGGTTTGCATCTCCCACCGGGTAACCCGGTCGTATTCATCGCCAGTCAGCGGAGGTAGGTTCTCCTTGCGGCGAACCTCGTTGATGGTCATCCACCCAGAGCCACCAGACCCTCCCAAGGCGCTGCCGTAGTAGGTGGCCCGCCCCGCGCTGTCGGCGCGCAGAATCCCCTCGACCACGAACTCGACAAACTGAGTCGTGTCGCCAAAGAGCTTGTCGTTGATCTCGTCCTCGATGGCCTTGATGTACGGGCTGAGTCCGAAGGTGATGAAACCGCTGGTTTGCTGCTCCAGGTTGGAGCCCATGATCGAGGTCTTCCCGGCGCGGTTGGCCAGGTAGAGCGGAACGCCCCAGATACCTGCCAGCGCTTCCTCCTGGAACTGCTGCGACTCGATGAATTGGCTGTCCTTTTGGGTCATGCCAGCCGGAATAATCTTGGGTCCACCCTCAAGCAGGCCCATCTTCCCGATATCCTCAACATCGCCATCGCGAATCTTCGGGAACCTGTCGAGGATCTGGTCTCGCTGCTCTTTGGCGAGGAAGTTGTCGTAAATCACGTACCCGCCGGTGAAGCCGCCTTTGCGCATAAAGCGAGACGACCAGCTCTGCGCTGCCTTAGCCAGCCCCATCGCTTCCTTCTGGAACTCGACCGGAGACAAGCCGTTAATGCCGTCAGCGCTGAAAATCTTGAAGTGCAACATGAAGGCTGGTGACACCGGGAAGCGCGGGCCTTTAGGCGGCGTTACCCAATAAATCAGGTCGTCGTCAGTGTTCACCTCTACGGAATCGGCGTTGAGCGGGATTAAGCCGATGAACTCGCCCTTGTCGTTGCGCTCGATCAGCACGAACGCATTTCCGCGCAGCGCCATGTTGACGATCACGGCCTTAATCAGGTTGAGCATCGTCATGTAGGGGTTAGGCTTGCGCAGAAGCCTTACCGCTCGAGCGTTGCTGGCCAACGTCCGCCCGCTGGGCAGGTCGTCGTACAGCTTCAGCGGGAGGCCTGAGACGGTCTCGCTCAGGATCTTTATGCAGGACCAGACGATAGGGATCGCCATGGCCTGCTTCGGGGTGATGACCTCGCCCGAACGAGTCTGCCCGCCGATTTCCGTGTTGACCTCGACGTATTGCCCCGTCTTCGGATCGTTGAAGCCGAAGAAACTCCAGCTCATCGGGTTGTACCAGCGAGAAGCCATATTTTGCCTATAGAAGTCCGGAGAATCCGTGGGTTAGGTAGTCGTTGATATCGCCCTTGCTCATTGGCTCAGGCGTGCCAAGCGTGGCGCCAAACGCCATGGCCAACGCCACCATCCCGTCGATGCGGCCCGTCGCTTTGTCCTTGGAGAATTTGCGCCCGCCGGCTGGGTCTTTCTGAATCACTGCGTTTGCCGCACACATAGTCAGCAGCGGGTGCATGCCGTGTTGAAGCCGCTTGTTCAGCAGTTCGGATTCCAGCGCGTCAATGGCCGGTGCCATGTCCTTGAAGCCTTGGCCGTATTCGACGAGTGGCAGGCTGACGCCTTGAGCTTCTGCATCCCGCTTGAATAGGTCGATCCGGTATCGGTCGAAGGCGATCGCCTGAATGTCGCCGCCCAAATCGCTGATGATTCGTGCAATGTCCGCTGCCACAAACGCGTAATCGACGGTTGCGCCTGGCGTCGTCAGCAGCAGCCCTTCCCTGACCCACACGTCATACGGCTCGCGGTCGCGCTTGGCTCGCTCCAGCAGGCCGACCTCAGGTGTCCAGAAGAATGCCCAGGCATTCCAGACGCCGTTCCGCTTACCAATCACCACGAAGGCTGTGAGGTCTGTCCGAAACGACAGGTCAAGTCCGCCATACAGATCGAGCCCATCAGGGCTGTCCGGCTCTTCGCCGCAGGATTCCCATACGCCCTTCGACACGAACACCGAAACGGTAGAAACCCGTTGATTGAGGCAGAGGTTCCGGAACGTGTTCTCAGACGCTGGCATGCGGTTCGCCCGCTCGGCCTGCTTCTCAAGGTCCGGTAGGGAGCGAAACGTGCCCAGCGCCGGATTAGCCGCGCGCCAAGCTGCAGGGTCAGTCAGCTTGCAGTCCTTCGGCGCTTGGTACACGTGGCTGACAATGTGCGGATCTTTCGATTTCTCCGCGTCATCCAGCCATACGCTGAACAGATCGCTGTCCTGTGCCGCCTGAGTGCTGATGGCGATCAGCAACGGGGCGTCGTGCGCACCCTGCGCGGTAGTGATGGCATCAATGAAATCGTCTTGAGGCCCGCGCACCTGGCCTACCTCATCGAGGATCGCGAGGATCGGCGACAGGCCGTGCGTTGTCTTGCCTTCTGCAGCGAGCGCTTTGTACTCAACGTTTAGCGGCGTTCCGATCAGCTTTTTGCCGCTCGGGTTGATGTGCACCAGCGCCTGAAGGTCAGGGTTCAGGTTGATCATCTTTACCGCGAGGTTGAAAACGATCCCGGCCTGGTCCCGACTCATAGCTCCCGAAACGATCTGCGAGTTCTGCACAGCTTCAGGGCCGATCAGATGGACCAGCAGGATGCCCGCAATCAAACCGGTCTTACCGTTTTTCCGCGCGATGCTCAGATAGGCCGTACTGGTGCCCACCGGGTTGTCGTAAATCGCGAGGATGAAATCCTTCTGGAATTCGTCAAGGACCAACGGCTGGCCAATGTGCTTGCCCTCGGGAACTCGACAGTATTTCTCGATGAAGGCGATGACCCGCTCGCCGCGTGTGCGGCCTCTGGGCGCCATCAGTGCATCGCTCTTGGGATCAGGTCGTCATCGTCCTGAGAGGCGATCACCTTCTCTGCTTCGCGCTGCTTGGTCGCCTTCTTGCCCTGGTCGCGTGACTCGCCCTGCGTGGCATGAGCGTGGACCTGTAAGGTACGGCTCAGAGCCACAGCACGACGGCTCAGCGTCTCCAGCAGGTTATGCTTGGGGTTGATCACCTGAGTGTCTTTGGCGTTAAGGATGATGTCGCCCTCGACATCGATCTCCTGTTGTAGGCGTTCGATGTCAGCGAGGCATCGCGCAAGGTTGGCAGCCATCACCAGATCGTTGTCGGTCCAGCTATCTCGCGTGCGCGCGCGCACAATGGAACTCCAGAAGAGCATGTCGCCCTCACGGATGTGTACGAAGCTAGGGGGCTCGATGGGACCAGCGCTGGCAGCCTGCATCGCCGCGACAGCCGCAGTGGCGCTGTCGGAGCGGGAACGCTTGCCAGCCATAGGTTATCTCTATGATTTGTCGAAGTGGTTTCTGGAGGTTTTTCCGGGTTACGGATTCAAAAGCAGGTCGAGGGCGGTCCTGTTACGAGACAGCTTCAATATTTTGACCGCCCCCTCTATCGTGTCGCGCTGATCGATCAAATTTTGCTATAGAACCCAGTCCTGTTGCATAGCCACGGCCTATCAATGGTTCCAGTGGTGGTTCGGGTCAACTGG